AAATTCGACTAATTTCTCTTGTGTGAGTGCAGATTTAACAGGAGGAGTAGCAGTAGCACGTCGTATTGCCATTCTGACACCATCGATGGTGGTAGGGTTAAATTTTACTTTGGTGCTTTTGCCGTCTTTATCTTTTTTATAGTACCCATCATCTTTATAAAGCTTCTGTGCTGTTTCCCAATTTTTAGCAACAAACTTATACGCAAATTTTTGCTCTTTGGTGAATGGCTCAAACACTTTCTTGTGATCTTTTTTAGATATCTCTTCAGTACCGTCTTCAATCTTAATCAATAACTCTATTAAATGATGCCTAGCTATTGATTGTGTTAAGTCAGTGTTAGCTGGTCGCTTGCCGAATAGATCATCAAGAAAGTTTTTTGATGTGTCTTTTTCAAGAGTGCTAACGTTAGTGATTGCTTTGGCTAAAGTTTCTACGTCGGCTTTTTTTACTGTTGTCATAGTGTGTGTCACTTTCTCTAGGTTAAAAATCGACAAGCGGTATCGCCTGCCGTACGCATCTTAGATCACGTATAGAGACCCACGTCAAACACTTTCGATTAAGTGGGTCTGACCCACCATTCATTTTAGGGGGTGGTATCTGTGACCGTTTGAAGTGATGGGGTGGGGTGCTGTGTATTCTGTAGTCCGACAATGGCATCTCTTATCACCTCGAATAATCACCCCATCTGAACACCCCATGTATATGGCAAGTGTTTCACTATCACTTGCTGCAAATGAGGTGATAGACCCCATAAAATCACGCTGAAAGCATAGGCTATTGATATCAAAAGATGATTTTTTTAAAAGAATTGTGTTGGGTAGGCATGGGCCACTGCCCCTACCCCCGTTATATGTACACAGAAGACCACAGATCAGGTATTTTAACTGTTAACCATACAGGCAAGTGATAACTATATGTGTCCTATTAGTCACACATTTAAATTATTTTCACATTAATTGCATTTTTTAGTTGACAGAGTTTGATTGAGCCAGTATAACTATATACTATAATGATCACTTAAGTGAATAGATAAACTATTCTATCATTAAAACTTAAAAAACACTTAAGTATAAAACACATCAGTGAATATTGAAAGTGAAACACTTAAATGGATGGTCATAACCTTTCCCTTTTACAAATATTAACGAGTACATGGCCTATACTATTAGGTTTAGTAACTCTTATTATTGTATTAGCAAAGATGCACGGTGATATTAATATACTTAAAGAGAAAGTAAGAACTTTGTTTGAGCTATGGAACTCAAAATAGGTAGTATGATAGTAAGAGAACCAGTATTGATACGTATCTACTACTACCTGCCTGATTATAGTAGCTTAGTGCAGGAATTTATGTGGGGTACTATGGACATTATTCCAGAATACCCACGTATTAATAGATTTTTAAATTACTGGCATGAAAATATAGACGCTGTAATAGCCAGTATTGACATTGATCCATATAAAGGAGTATAGCTAATGAAGATTAAAGAATTTTTTAACGGTATGTGTGCGTTTGGTAAGAAAGCTTACCTACGTATTGAAAGTATACTGTCCAATCCAATGAATCGTAGAGCAGTAATAGCTGTAGTAATACTACTAGGCTTTGTAATACTAGCAATGAGCTTTGGTTACATAAAATAATTACAGAAACAACTTGACATTTATGAGAAAACAGGTAAAACTATACACAGAAACAGTACTAGAGTCTTTTTATGACTCATTAAGAACTAAATCATACAGGTATTTACACGTACCCCACAGTAAAGTGTTCTATGTACGTGCAGCACTAGAGAAACGTACTGGTATACGGTATAGTTTAGAAGAAACAGAAGCTGCTATGGTAGCAGAGGGATGGAAAGATGGCTAAAACCCCTGCATGGACACGTAAGGCTGGTAAGAGTGCCTCTGGTGGTCTTAATAAAAAGGGTGTAGCCTCTTATCGTAAAGCTAATCCCGGCTCTAAACTAAAAACTGCCGTAACTGGTAAAGTTAAAGCTGGGTCAGCAGATGCTAAAAGACGTAAATCATTTTGTGCCAGAATGAAAGGTATGAAGAAAAAATTAACGAGTGCTAAGACTGCTCGTGATCCTAACTCAAGGATCAATAAGTCTTTGAGGAAATGGAGATGTTAAAATGGGCTTACGAGTAGAAATAACTTACCCCCCAAAGTATTATAAAGAACAAATAGCAAAGGCTAAAAAAGCTGGCGATATGGAAAAAGTAAAAGAATTACAAAAAGCCTTAGTACAAAGAGAAAAAGAAATAAATANACAAGAATCTATGGATCGTAATTCCAAAGCTAATAATGCCTCACTAAAAGCAGGATCAGCAATGGGTGGAGCAGATGCACCAAAGCCAAGAGCTAAACCTAAAATGCCTATGCCTAAAAAGAAACCAGAAATGATGTATGGTGGTATGGCAAATAATAAGAAGCATATGTATTCCGCAGGTGGATCGGTTACAGCCAATCTAGGTCTAGCTGCATTAAAGAAGCAACGCCCAGACGTAGTTGCTAAAATGATGAAAGGTAAATAATAACATGTACAAAAAAACAAAGAAGATGTCCAAGGGAGGTGCTGCCAAGAAAATGTATGGCGGTGGTATGAGCATGGCTAAGAAGGGTACGAAGAAGTACTCTAAGGGTGGGGCAGCTAAACGTAGATAATGCCTAGTCTTATTAGTAATGTACCCCACTTTAATTGTTGGGTACGAAGAGAGTTCACTAGTAACCATCAAAAATATCACGGTGAATTTCTTCATGCGATTGCATTCGCAGTAAACACAATACCAGACAGATCACTTAGTTTTCAGGTTGTGTTTACTGGATGCGAAATAGATAGGGAAGATGGACCTCAAGAGAATGTACATGGAGGAGCTATGTGGGCAAGGATGCCGATACAGGCACTCGTAGCTGACATACCTCTAGAAGAGTGGCCTGACCCAATGGAAGATCATTTATGCCAACCTTGGGATTGTGAGTCACGAGAGCATAGTACAGTCATTCTAGACAGAGTAAGTTCATCCCCTTGGATATGTAAGATAGGAGGTGATCTCTATACAGGTAGGTATTTATTTACCGTAGATTATACAGGTAACGATATAGCAGATGACCCTGCACAGCACAAACAGTCACACGTAATATATTTAACAGGGGCTGGTAGTTGGACAGGAAATTTTGTAGCGTTACCTAACAATAGAGTAAGGGCTACGAGTCCTGCTTTATGGAGAACGGGGGAGGGTGCACCAGACTTTGTACCGTCACAATGGTCGCACTCAGCAGAGGGACATGAGACATACTTAGATCCCTCTGTAACATTTAATAATCTATATGCAAGGGACACAAAGAAAAATGCCAGTAAAAACAAAAGCAAAAAAAGTAATAAAAAAAGTAGTTAAGGGATTAACAAAAGCTAGTGCCTTACATAAGAAACAATCGAACCAGCTTAATGCCATTAAATTAAAGAGTGGTGGTAGCACAGTTAACGCAGCAGGTAACTATACACAGCCCGGTATGCGTAAGGGTNTGTTTAATAGAATCAAAGCTGGTGGTAAAGGTGGATCACCCGGNCAATGGTCTGGNCGTAAGGCACAGATGCTGGCAAAGCAATANAAAGCAAAGGGTGGTGGCTATCGTGGATGATAAGCTATGTGCATGTGATGACGCAGAAGAAGGTCAGCTATGTGAATGTCGATGTGACAGTTGCATAGAATGTAATTGTAATCCAGATGTATGCAGATGTGAGTGTCATGGCAAGAGCTAAGTCACAAAGAAGTCTGTCTAACTGGACGAATCAGGATTGGCGTACTAAGTCAGGTAAGCCATCTACACAAGGACCAAAGGCTACAGGTGAAAGGTATCTACCTGCTAAAGCCATTAAGTCACTGTCATCATCTGAGTACGCTGCNACAAGTAACGCTAAACGTGCAGGAAACAAACAACACGTAAAGCAACCAAAGAACATAGCTAAGAAGACAGCTAGGTTTAGGAGAAGTTAATGTTAGGTGCACTACTAGGACCAATTAGCAGTCTAGCTGGTACATGGCTAGAGGGACACGTAGCTGAGAAGAAAGCTAAGTCTGAAGCTAAGATTACTACAATTAGAAGTGAAGCTAAGATAAAAGAAAGACAAGCAACTGGAGAAATAGATTGGGACATAGCACAGGCTAAAGCGAGTTCAAGCAGCTGGAAAGACGAGTGGCTTACAGTTTTGTTCTCAATACCTTTGGTGCTTGCATTCATTCCCGGTTGTGAAGACATAGTTCAAATAGGGTTCAATCAGTTACAGCTTATGCCTGATTGGTATAAGTATGCCCTTTCTATAATCGTAGCAGCGTCATTTGGAGTACGTGGTGCTACTAAGCTATTTAAAAAGTAAGGAGATATAAACATGGCAGAAGAAAATGTAATCGTTGACAAAGCAGCGTATCAATCTAACAGACGCTATATGGCATGGACTGCACTAGCTACAATGCTTATCGCTACTACTGCTGTACTAATATGGCCCGGTAGGTTTGCAGCAGCAGACAGTATTCTTATGATGATGTATGGTTCATTGTCTGCACTTGTTGGTGCGTACTTTGGCTTTGCAATGCCTAAGAAGAAATAGATGAAGTATAATACTAGCCAGTTACTCGACATGCTTATTAGAGATGAAGGTCTAGAACTAAAAGTTTATAAAGACACTTTAGGTATAGACACGATAGGTGCAGGTAGAAACTTAAGAGATAGACCACTGACTGTTGCACAATTGCAACACTTAGGGTTATCCGATATGCAGGACTTATATGATAATGGGATAACACTTTATGGTGCTAGATACATACTTCGGATCGATGTCGATATTGCTGAACGCGAACTCATTACTGCTCACTCTTGTGTGGAGTTTTTAAATGCACCACGTCAAATGGCCTGTGTTAATATGGCATTTAACTTAGGTATACCTAGATTAAAAATGTTTATAAATATGTGGTCTGCTATACATCGTAAGGACTATGATCGTGCAGCAGATGAAATGTTAGACAGCAGATGGGCAAAGCAGGTAAAAAGCAGAGCAACCAGACTAAGTGACATAATGAGGACAGGGGAATTAAATGACTAGACAGTACACAGAAAATCAGGTAAAATTCCTAGATGTACTATTTGACGATGCTGGTGGGGATGTAGCTACGGCTAAGAAACTAGCTGGCTATGCAGAGGGTACATCTACCACAGTAGTCGTTAGGAGCCTCAAGGAAGAGATACTAGACGCAACACAGCAGTATATGGCACGGAATGCTCCTAAGGCTGCTGTAGCGATGGCTAGTGCGTTATTAGACCCTACTGAGTTAGGACTTAGAGATAAGATGTCAGCAGCAAAGGAACTACTAGATCGTACAGGCCTGGTTAAAACTGAGAAGCTACAAGTAGAAGCGAGTGGTGGTGTGATGTTAATGCCACCTAAGAAACAAA